TAACAAGAAATAAAACTATCTCTTCAAGTAAGTGTCCATATAAGAACTTAATAAAAGTAGGCGGAGATATAACCTCTGTTGAATCAGATTCAGAGTTCATCTCATACCATAATTGTCTAGGCTGTTTACCTATGTTAGACATACGTAAAGAAGGTTTACCTCTTGGAGAAGGGTGAGACCAAGTATAAAGAATCTCTTTCATAGATTCTCCAAACTGTTCAATAGTCTCCTCATCTATGTCAAGATGTTCTCCTTTTCCAAGAGCCGACAATTTATTATATATATCTTCGACTAATGTGTCAAGTGTTTTTTTATTTTTAGTCATTGTTTTTATGATTTACAAAATTAAGTTTCCTTGTAACAGGATTAAAGTTTAATATACGAACATTTAAATCTAATTGTGTAGGTGTTCTAGACCTACCAGACCTACCTGATTTTGTTTTAACATCAATATAAGTCATCTCTCCGTCTTTAGTAGCAATTAAATCTATTGGTCCTGAACAACCACAGTTTTTAAATACTTCATAGCCATTATCCCATAACCAAGTTACTGCATAGAACTCAGCTAAATCTCCTTTACGATTATCTAGTGTATGTTTATTAGTGTGTTTCACTCCAGTTACCTCCTATTTTATATTCACCGTCAAGAGGACATCTAAGATTAAAATGTTCTCCTGATTTTATAATACTATCAACAGCAAACTGACCAATGAAATCAGCTTTATCTTTAGGTACTTCTAGTTGCCACTCATCATGGATGTTAGCAACAAACTTATAAGGTACTGTATTTAGTTGTAAGACATCATCAAGTATTGATAATGCTTTCTTCATAACAATAGCACCTGCTCCTTGAAGTAAAGTGTTCAATGCAGAATGAGCATTACGTATGTAAAGCTTTCTACCATCTAAACCTTTGAGATATTTCTTTGAAGCTGCTCTTTGTACCCTGTCTCTAAGAGATTTAAATGCAGGGTTATTATCGAAGAAATGTTCTCTAGCTCGTTTACCATCTGCTGTACTTCCTTCAACCACTTTTCCAAGCTTTTCATCTCCTGCTCCGTACATAAGTGCATAGATGAATGTCTTTGCCTGATTTCTTGATTTAAGTTTTGCAGCTTTTTGATTAGCTGTGTGTATATCTCCATCTAAAATCTCCTTGATATAAGTTTCATCATTCATATAGTGTGCTAACATTCTTAGTTCTAAACCACTAGCATCAACTCCAAGTAATACATTACCTTCATCAACAATCCAACATGCTCTACATTCTGAACCGTAAGGACTGTGGACTGAAGGTACTTGTGCCATGTTAGGACTTCTGTGTGTCATTCTACCGGTGATAGCACCGTTAGGTATAACAAAACCATGCACACGTCCATCCTCTTGCACCGCTTCAACCCAAGAATCAACTTGAGCTATACGTTTTTGTATTAATAAAAAGTCTGCTATAAGTTTAGCTTCACGGATATGAGTTACTTCTGATAGAGTTTTCTCATCTACAATAGGCTGACCTGTAGGAGTAAACCTCTCAGGTTTCCAACCAAAGTCAACAAGATATTCACCAATCTGTTTACGACTACCAAGATTAAACTCTTGTAAAGTCTTTCTCATGAAAGGCTCAAAGTTATTAGTATCTATACATCTTTGATACTCATCATCAGTAAGTCCACGTTTAGATAAGTCACCATCTTTTTTAATGTAAGGTGTAACTAATTTATCATCAACCCATTTAGGTTTGAAAGTACTGTGAACTTCATCTTCAATCTGTTGAGACTTTTCTCGAAGTTCTGCAAGTAATACTAATGCAGATTCCATGTCAAACATGAAACCATTTTCTTCTTGTTGTTTAATTATTCTTGCAACGTCTTGTTCAAGTTCAATAGATTGTTTACTAAAACCTTTTGACTCATTACGAAGTGAGTTATAGACAAGAGTATTTAACTGGACATCACGAACACAATAGTCTAACATCTGTGTAGAATAATTCTGATAGTCTTCAAAGTCTATCTTAGAAAGACCAAGCTTATATCCCCACTTCTCTAAACTATGACCACCCTCTCTTGTAGGGTTAAACAATCTAGAAAGAACAAGAGTATCAATAAGTTCTTTGTCTCTAAGTTTTATACCTGCAAACTTTTCTACCATAGGGATATCAAATCCTATAATGTTATGACCTATCAACCTATCTGCTTTAGATAAAAGCTCATAGCCTTCTTGCAAGTTGCTTGGAGGAAACTTAAATATCTCTCCAGAGTTTGCATCTTGGGCTACAAGACAATGTATTAAAGTTGCTTTAAGGTCATCGGTTTCTATGTCAAATACTAAATCCATAATTAAAATGCCTCATCTAAACTATCATCAAAGGTAATATCTTCATCTGTTAATTCAGATAGTCTACCTGTTTCAGAATTATAAACAACTCTAGCAGCCATACCTACATCACCAGTATACCTAGACTTAAGAACTCTTAGTCTAGTAGTCCTAGCTTCTTCAGGGTCATCTGATTGTTGATTTCTTTCTAGTGCAATAACACAATCACTAAGTTGTCCGATACTATTAGAACCTCTAAGATGAGATAGAGAAACCTCTATACCATTCTCATGTCCTTTATTACCATCAACTCTACGTAAGTGTGAAACTAAAATGATACCTGCACCTGTCTCTTCTACCAAACTTCTAAGTCTAGTCATGATTGAATCAATAGCACGTCTCTCATCTCCCTCATGTACAGCACTAACTAACATGTGTAGATGGTCAACGACCACCCACTTGCAATCACATCCTATAATCATAAAGCGAAGCTTGGTAAAGATATCATCAATGTCATTCGTACCAAAGTGTGAATGAACCCATACTCTATTCTTGTTCTCACCATCATAAAGTATATCAAACATCTTATCTAGTTCTTCTTTAGAAAACTTCTCACGTTCTTGGTCAACGTATAACCTAGCATTAGCTTCAATAGATAAGATACCATCAATGGTTCTTCTCCAATCTTCTTCTAGTGCTATGATACCTACGTTATCTGTAGTGTTCTTAATAAGATGATGTTCAAGTTCTCTTGTCACACTTGACTTACCAAGACCAGTACCACCTGTAAGTGTGACCAGTTCTCCTGCTCTAAGACCATACAACTTCTTGTTCAGTCCTTCATAAGGATAAGGAACACTTTGTTTCTTCTCACGATTGTGAAACTTCTCACGCTGTTCAGAAACATTTATAACACCAGAAGGTGTATAAACTTTACTAGCCCACCAAGCTTCAACAAATTCTTTATGTTTGTTGTTTCTTAGCATGTCGTTAGGGTCTTTCCAACCGTTAGGAAGGGTAACTATCCTTGCCTTTCCCGGTTTAAAAAGTCTAGCAACTTTAATACTAGCTTCTTGTCCTGCTTTATCTTTATCAAATGCAATGATAACGTTTTCAAAGTCATCAAAGAACTCTAAGCTTTCCTTGATGTCTCTTACTGCACCATTGGCACCACGTTTGATAGATACTACAGCCCACTTAGAACCAAGCAGTTCATAAGTAGCCATAGCATCACACTCTCCTTCAGTAACAGTAACATATTTACCGCCCTTGAAAAGTTGTTGACCAAACAATCCTGTATCGTTATAGCTTCCAGAAACATAGAAGTCTTTGTCTCTACAGTTTCTAACCTTAGTAGCTGATAGCTCATGCCCATTGTAGTAGGGATAAAAATGTTTAACGACATTACCTTGTAAGTCATGTACACATTTCACCCCATACTTTTGAGCAGTCTGTACAGAAATTTTTCTATCAGTCAATGCTGAAAATTTTCCTTCGTCTACCATATCAGGTTGTTTGGTTTGTGTTGTAGTTGATTGCATATCCTTTCCTCCACATGCTTTAGTATAGCTAGGCATAAACTCTCCACAACTGAAACACTTTGCTGAATCATCTTCGTTGATTCCAACAGCATCACTGCTACCGCAAAGTGGACAAGGTTGATGTAACTTATCCCAAGTTTTATCCATGTTAGCCCTCACTATTATTTAAGATACTTCGTTTAAAGACTCGTCTTCGTCTGAAGTTTCTTCTTGTTCAACTAATGCTTCAGGACTATCCTTTAGCACAGATTCAAGATTATTCTGATGTCCTTGAGAAGCAAAATTCAAAGCCTCTACTAGTAGATTTAATGTACCTATTTTATTTATAGATACACTAGCACCAGTTCTTTTTTGTTCATCTTCAATCTTTGAAACATCATAGACTGATTCACCATCTTCATTTTTAATTGTAATAATCATATTAAAATTCCTCGTTATCTGAATCTTGTTCAGCATATTCAATTAAGTTATCTACTTTAACAGCCATTAGTTCTGCAAATCTACCATAATTATTTTTATAGGGTTTGATTTTAACAGTAACTTCTGAACCATTACCAATTGCAACATCCATAGGATTACCATCACCATCAACTAACTTAGGTGCAGGATTAGCTGACCCATCATTCCTTGATGCTCTCTTACTAAAAGTAAAAGCAGGTTCTTCATATTTCAGTTCACCTGTTCTAGTTCTAACTTGATTCAGTCCTAAGTCTTCAAGCTTAGTAGCTGTATCAGAATCAGTAAGAACAGTTATGCCATATTTATGAGGTTCAAACCTCGTGTTAGGGCTAGTAATGTTGGCATACATTGCCTTCCCTTTTACATACTCATACATAAATAACCTCCATTAGTTTGTATTAAGTTGTGCAATTATATCATAAATTTGATTTTGTGTCAAGTCTTTTTTTTCTTCTTTTTGCATTGACAATATCTCTTGTCATTTGAATCTCGCCTTGTAAGTCTTCCCACAATTCATCCTTGACTTGTTGACTAACATCTCTTTTGAGTTTAGTTATAATTTTTAGTTCTGATTTTTTAGGAATCCAAGTCTGCCAATATTGTTTCTCTTGTGACTCGTCTGACCATGACCATTCAATAGTTTGGTCAAGTGTTTGTGATGTGTATTTAAATATCATATAACCCTCGTGTTAAAGTTTTAGTGTGATGGACGATGGGTTCTAGCACTCATTCCAACCTTTATCTTACGACCACCTCTAAGGATTTTATAGTAAGCTCATCTTACACTAAACTTTTAAAGAGGCACTTTAAAGTGATACCTAGCACTTAAACAGTATGCCTTCAGGTTCAGGAAGGTTAGTTGAGGGCTACACCCTACAGCATACTAGAATAAGTGGCTATTATACCACATCTAGTCATTCCTGTCAACACCTAATTCTATAATTTTTACATTATAAACATCATCTTTCCATACAACTTCATAACATATTTGGTCGTTAGGATTATCATGATTGTATTGCTCTACAAAGTTTGTCCAGTTTCTATATTCGTTCTTGCTTAGTTCTTTATCTGTACTAAACTTTATCATATCTTTTTTTATGTCCACCATGTAGGTCTCTCCCTGTTCTTGTTCCATTGTGCATAATGTTTCTCATGTATTACATAATTTCTGTACGCTACAATAGGGTTATCATCTTTGTATTCATCAGGCATAGCTTGTGCAAGTGGTGTCATGTCACCTTTGTGTATATTCTTTGGTAATGTCATTAAAGGTTTAGCTAACTTAGTAATACTTGCATGTTCTTTACCATATCTATAAGTGTATTCCATACCTAATGCTAAGAAGTGAACATACAACCATTCGTAGTTACCACTAGATTGTCTAGCCCAAACTGTGCATGGATGATTCCAATATGCACGTTTGTAAAGTCCATTAGCATCAGCATACTTATCACCATCCAGTTCTCTATGTGCAGTACATAACATTTGTGCTGTTTCAAGTGGCATTTTCACTAGCATCTTATCTGGCTGTGCTTCTGCTGACTTGACTGGACACTCATCAAAATAAAATATGTTCATGTTACCTCCTAAATAAATAATTTAATTATACCTGTTAGTAATACAAAAGTTGCTACTGCA